TTGGATCACCCTTCGGTCTACGAATTTGTAAAAATTCTTCTATATCTCCATGTTCAATATCTAAATTCACAGATGCTGCTCCTCTTCTAACATTTCCTTGATTAGTTGCTATAATTGATGAATCATAAATTTTAGCCCAAGGTACTACACCTTCACTTTTACCATTTCCAGTAATTGAAGTTCCACGTTCTCTAATACGGGATAATGAAATACCTACACCACCGCCAGAAGCGGTTAATTTCATTAGTTCTGCATTAGTTAAACCGATTCCACGTATTGAATCGGGTGTATCAATACCAAAACATGAAATGGGTAAACCACGATCAGTTCCCATATTTGATAATACAGGAGAGGCTAAACCTAACCAACCACTCCACATTATTTTAAAGAATTTATTTGATAATTCAGGTTTTTTAAGTCTATTAGCAGCAGCATTTGATACTCTTTTATATGCTGTTCTTACTGTTTCCCCGGGTAATAAATAACCTTTTGAAATAGTTGCTAAAGAGATTTCATCCATCCATTCTGGGTATTGTTTTCCAGCTTCCCAATTACTATAATCTACTTGTAGTGCGTTGTTTTCCATATTTTAAAATAATGCTGCGGCGTCCCAATTTTGAACACCTTTACTATAATTTGTTACTCTATTTGCAAAGAAATCTGTGTGTTGTTTTCCAGCTGATAAACTATCAAACCATTTCATTCTTTTTACTGCTTCCTGGTCTATGCCATTTACTATAGATCCATATCCTAAATCGCTCATTTTAGTATTAACTCTATGTTTAATAAATGAAATTAAATCATATTTAGGACAACCTGGTAGATCTCCCATTTCATATACTTTATCAATAAAATCTAATTCTAATTTTAAAGATAATTTAGCTGCTTCTTCAATATCAGCTTGTAATTCTGGTGTATCAAATTCTGGATGTTCTTGCATTAATGTTCTAAATAACCAACATCCCGCTTCAGAATGTAATGATTCATCTCTAATACTCCACTCTACTATTTGACCTACTCCTTTAAGTTTATTATCTAATTTAAATGATAACAAAACTGCAAATGAAGAAAATAAATTAACACCCTCTGTAAATGCAGAAAATACAGCTAATGATTTTGCTCTTTCATGCCAATTAGGAGTACCATCATGAGAATCTCTTACAGTAGTTAAAGCTTCAATTTTAGCCATTGTTGCTTCATCTTCTAAAAATTCACTAAAATCATCTAAACCTAATTCCTCATTTAATAAAGAATAAGCTTCAGCATGAATTGTTTCAAAAGCACCAAATGTAACTGCCATTTTAATTACTTCTGGTTTTCTAAACCATTTAGTAACTAAGGTTGACCAATAATCATTTACTACAGTTTCAGTTTGAGCAAATCCTTTTAATATAGTTCCAATAATATTTTTTTCTGATTCTGTGAGGTTTTGTTTCCAATCATTAACATCACTCATCATTGGAACTTCAGTATGTAGCCAGTGTGCCTGTTGTTGTTTTAACCAATAATCAGAAGCTTCTTGATATTCAAAAGGTTTATAAACTACTCTTTCTTGTAATAATGATTTCTTTGCCATTTTTTAATTAATTTTTTTAAGGTTATTTTTCTAATTCAAAAAACTTTTTTCTTAATAACTGTTTATCAAAAGAATCAACATCCGTGTCAAATTTGTTAGATTTAGCACTAGGAGCTAATTTTTCTGTTTCTTCGCTGTCATTATAATCAAATACTTCAAAATGTCCAGTTGAAGTATCTGCATTAACAGAAAAAGTAAGACCATCCATCCCATACCTATTTTTCATAATATGAAATCTACCTGTATTATTAACTTTATCTTCTTTTTTACGTGAAAGGGACATTGCAAAATCAGAAATCATCATTTTATCATATGAACCTGCTGCCTTATCTCCCTCAATTATTTTATCTTGGGCACCCGCACGATTTACCTGTGAAACAGACCAGATAGGAATATCTAATTGTCGTGCAAGCCCTTTTGTGCTAGTATAAATATCATCTATTTCATCCTTACGCTCACGATTTTTTCTTCTTGACGAAAGTAAATCAACATAATCTATTATTATCATATCAGGTTTTATCCCCATTCCCGAGCATTTATTAATGTGAGATTCAATAGTTGAGATTGTTGCTCTACCCGTTGGAAATTCTTTAATAACTAGTTGACCTGGCAATTGGGGGATGATTTCTTCTACTTTATTTCTAAATGCATCTATTTTATTTACTGGTATTTTTGTGAAGAAAGCATCATATCTTTTACCAACATAATCTTCTCCTAATTCAAGGGTATAATGTAAAACATTATATCCTAATCTAACAGCATGTCCTCCTAAGGATACAAGAGACCATGACTTACCACCTCCAGGATTACCAAAAATAAGACCAAAATCTCCATTTCCTAAACCCTTTTGAAGTAAACCATTTATACGTTCCCAAGGAGTTGGAACTGTTTCTCTGGAGTTTTCTCTGTAACGTTCTTCAATATCTTTATTGTACTCATGTCCTAAATTTTTATCTTCTCCTGCTTTTAAAGCATTATCTATTAAAAAACGAATACCATCAAAATCTCCCCCTTTAAGTAAATCAACAGAAGACATTAATGCTTTTTTCAATTGTTGGTTTCTACAAAAATTAGTAAATTCTTCTTGAACATATTCTAGATCTTCATCTGATGTTACATAAGCTTCTTTTAGTTGTTCTTTTATAGAAATTTGTAATACATCATTATCTACTTTTTGTAATAAAACCTTTAAAATGTCTAATGAAGGGGTAGTATGGTACTTATCATAATAATTTAATATTTCTTTTATAGCCCACTTTTGAGCAGGATTTTCAAAATATTCAGGAGAAATTATATCATGGATGTTTATTAAAAATTCTTTATGTGTAAGTAAAGAAGATAAAATTTTTATCTGAAACTCGTGACCGTACTGATTTATTGTGTTTAGTGTCAATCTTTATAACCTTTAAATTGTGAAAAAATATCTTTTAACCATATATCTAAATTTCTAATCATTCCTCCTAATTTATCTTCATTATAAAACTGAATAAACATTTCAGGATTAAAATCAGGGAAATCCTCTGTTATTAAATTATCTATATGTTCTATCCCTTTACCATCAATCATGGGAATACTTAAATCCATAACTTTATAATTAGTTTCAATTCGGGATTGGTCCTGAACTATGCGAGAATATACAACATGGTCTTTAAATTTCCTAGTAGATATATCAAAAATATCATCTAAGGTTAATTCTTGTGTTTTTAATTCGGGAAATTTTTTAAATATTCCCTTTGCACCTAACCCCTTAATACCTTTAATATTATCTGAATTGTCTCCTAATAATGTTTTATATAAAATAAAATTTTTAGGTAATAAACCTAATTTTTCTTCCACTACTTTAGGAGTATAATATTCTTTTTCCATTGGTCTATATAAAATAATTTTATCTGTTACCAATTGTAAAAAATCTTTATCAGAAGATACTATAAAACATGTAGAATTATGTTTTTTTACTAATTTTTCAGCTAATACTGCTATAATATCATCTGCTTCTACTTTATCAAGTATAGTAGTTTTAACAGGTAATAGTTTTAAATATTGTATTATACGTACTATTTGATCAATTTTAGAATCATGTTCTTCTTCTAAATTATCAAATGCCTCCCAATTAGTAATTCGTTGTAAATTTCTAGTTCCCTTATATTCGGAGATCAAGTTCTTACGGTTTACCGTAGAACCTGCTCCATCGAATACTACATAAACAGATGTAGGGTTTGTTTGTCTAATCATGGCACCTAAAGAACGAAAAAAACCTCCTAACCCCCCAATATGGATTCCATCAGGATTAACCATATTCATCATGGCAAAATTTCTAAAAAATAAATTTAAACCATCTAGAATTAATACTCTATCGTGTTTTTTTGAAGTAGACTCCTCTTGATCCTCTTGAATATCATCCAAGAGACTAAATAGTTCTTTATGTTTCATGATTTTATTTATAAATCTTGTACGTCGTAAAGTACAGGGGTTGTATCTTCTTGGTCTTCTACAATTTTAAATTGTCCTCCTCCAAGTATTTTAGACCATTCATCGGCATGAGCTTTTTTATACTCATTTTTATCCTTGTCTGTATCAGTAATAAAACCATGGTTTGTCATAACAATTTTACCTCTTGATTGCATACCATTAACATGGTTTTTATCAATCTGTAAATTTGTTCTTTTACCCCATTCTACCTGCATACCTCCCTTAATTGCTTTAATTTTAGATGTACCAGCATTTGAAATATTTCCAAATGTAACTACAAATGTAGCATCATACCACATTGCCATTCCACCTTTGTTCATCATTTTTGGCTGACCCATAGGGGATTCAGCTTTTGCTGTCCAAACTTTATTAACTGCAATTAATGTATTAGTATATGGTGATGATTCTTTACGAGACATTACAATACTTTGATTAACTGTATTACCAAATTGAGTAGACATTGCACCTGCATTCCATTCATTATTATTCTTCAGTTTTTCAACTGACATTGCACAAGGAATAGAACCAATAGAATCCCAGAAAAATGCTAAATCATAAGGTAAATTACCTTTTTTCTGTTCATTTTGTAAGTCCATTATAAATGCTGCTACATCTTCAATTGTATGTAATGTTTCTCTATCAACGTAAATAAAATTACCTTCATAATCTACAACTTCACCATCTTCATCCTTAATTAGATTAACTTCTAACCCCATTTGAGCTGCATGTTCCCAATTCCATTTCATTTCTGTAATAATGAATACAGGAAGTATTCCCATATTTTGAGCTGATACTGCTGCTTCAAGTAAAGCAGTTGTTTTTCCTGTATCAGAATGTCCTCTAAGCAATGAAATATGTCCCATTGGAATACCAGGAACTCCAGATATTTTTTGAAACGCAGGAGATAGTGGTATCCATTGTTGATCCTTAAATTTGACATTTTTATTTAAACCTTTAGAAGATTTAAATTTATTAAGATCAAATTTTGCCTTAATCTCGGCAGACACTGCTGCCGAGAGAGACTTTGATATCTTTTTTGCCATATTTAGAAAGGTAAATCATCAGTTTTACCTTCTTTATCATCAAATAAGGAATCGAATTGATCTACTTTACTTTGTTTAGCTTTTGTAGTATCTAAACTAAAATTACTAGTTGAAGGTGCAGTAGGAGTTGAATTAACTTCCTCTGAATCTTCTTCGGGTGATAACCATTTTTCTAAAGCAGATTTCATTTCATCAAAGGTATACCTTTTAAATAATTCTTCTGGATTTGGTTGTTCATTTAACCAAGTTTCTACAGTATCCTTATTTTCACTAAGTGGTGTAGTTTTTAATCTAACTCTTACTGATGATTTATTGTAAGGAGTACCAGTTGCTTCTGGCCCTACTGTTTCTATTGTTAGGTCTCTACCATTTACAATATCAGTATAATCTCCAATTTCATCATCAACAGCTAGTGCTAATAATTCTTCATATACCATTTTACCAAATTGCCATAACCTAACACCTTTATCTTCTTCCCCTCGTACTACAACGGGAACAAAAACACGGTTTTTAGCATCTAGCTTTTTAGCAAGTATATAGTTTTCTTTATTATATTCTTCTCTTAATTTTTGAGAAAATAAATGAATAGGGTCTTTTTCACCAAAATTTAAAGGTGAAATCATAACCTTATTTGTAATCCCATAATAAAATTTTAATTCCTTAAATGGGTTAGCGGAATTGAAAGCAGATGGTACAATTCTAATTTGTTGTTTACCTATACTAGGTCTCCAAAAAATTTTTGTATAATCTGTTTTTTGCGAATTTGAGCTTTGTTTTTGTTGTAGCCCGTCCAACTTCTGTTTAAGTAATGATAAATCCATATTTTTATAACTTTTTTATGTAACTGTAATATACGAATAAAAGGAATATATTCCAAATATTCTTTTATATTTTCTTAATTATTTGATGGAATTGGTGTACCTACAGGATATGGAGATCCTTCTGGGGCAGCTGTAACTGATGTTTGTCCATCTTTTGTTGGGTGTGGAGTACGAAGTGGTACTGCCATATGATTTAGAGGGCCATAACATTTAGATAATAAAATACCATTTTCCGTTTTCCAAATTTCACACGGCATTTGAAACATATCACTTTCACTTGTAGATGGTGAACTCATATCTATAGTAAATGAACGATTTACAGGGGGCATCATTTCCCATTCTTTAGTTTCAGTATTAAATTGAGGAATTGAATCTTCATCACTGAAGTACCAAAATAAAGACCATACCGTTTTATCTGTTCCATCAGGAGTTGCTTTAAAATCAGAAGAATCAAATTCTCCTAAAGTACCTTCACCATTCATTGCTAAACTATATATTGAAGGGCCTTCTAAAACGGGACATATAGCACATCCTTCATCGAATTCAACACCTTGTACAGTCATTTTTTTACCTGTTGGTACTGCAGATGAAGCACCACAAAAAGCAAATAATCCTGTAGCTATTCTTAATACCCTTAAATTCTCACCTAAAAGAGTTTCAGTAGGAGATATTTCTTTAGTTATAGTATTTACACTTACATATCCTTTACTTGTAGTAAAAATATATAAAGCAGCTGTTTTTTCAGGTCCTAATGGTTTTCTTAAAACTACTACTGACCAATCAGCTACCCCTTCAACTCCTGTCCCATAACCTGCATCTAATAGCAATTGTTCTGCTTCTTCTAAGGTCATTTTAACAGGTAAATAAATTACAACATCTTCTAAAAACGGAGAATCAACAACCTCAGATTTAACTTTACCACCAGTTGTTACTTCTACTAAAATAGTAGAATTTTCAACTCCTCGGAATACTGATTTAATTGCGTTTTGTTTTTTTGTAGCAGATGCTTCATAAAATTTAGCTAAAGATGTAATACTTAATGCTTCTTTTTGAGATAGGTCTACCATTTCATTAAATGTTAGACTTGGTTGGTTACAACTAAATAATAATACAGTTGTAAATAATAATAATAAATTTTTCATTTATAGAATTTTTTAAATTTCGATTATTTTGTAAATTTTTGTATTTAACTGGGTAAGCTCGTTATGTTGAGTAAGAAGAATACAATTATTGTAATGTTTCCAGTCAATTTTAAATTTTGTGTCTACAACACCCCCATTTAATTTTTTAATTAATTCATTTAGGGCATTAATAGTATATAAAGTGTTTGATTCTTTTTTTCTATGTACTAAGATAGTATTTTCTGGAATAGAACTTACATTAGCTTGTTCTACATTATATGTAACCACATATTCATCCTTATCAGCAATTTCTAAAACAAATAGTTTGTTATAGATAATACTATACTTATCCTTAATTCCTTCGATTAATGTGTCAAGTCCTTCTAAGTTCGTGAAGGTACAAAATAGTTTATTATTCAAGCTATTTAAATTTTTGATTTCTGTTATAACGTCGTAATTCGCGTTATACATATTAATCGGTCTTTCTAAAACTGTAGTCATATCCTTCGATTTCTTTTATATTTAATTTATACTTTTCGAATACATTTCGAATTTTTTCTAATAACTCAACTTCTTCCTCATCATAATCAAATAAAAACGAATCATATGTATATAACACTAGCTTCGTTTTATATCCCCTCAATATACGACACATATCCCACAATATCAACACATTTGTTGAAGTTTCTAAATTTTGTAAAACATAATTAAATAACTTTTGAGGATTCATGTTATCTAATTTTTCTTTTTTATATATGTACCCAGAAACCGGGCATTCTATATACCCCTCGCTTTCAAATTTACTCCAATTGTCTCCTACGTATTTTTCTATTTTTTGAAAGAATTCCAGATGTTTATAATTTTTAAATACTCCCCCATAAAGTTGTTTAAAAGTAAGCTCTTTTGCCTTTTTATAATCCACTTTATATAAGGCAGCAAAATGAGAGTGAATATCACTAGTGGTAAAATTATAATCAATGAGGTTAGCAGCCAAACTAGGATGGTAAGCAGAGATATCAATTTCCACAAATTTAGAATTACGTGGAATAAAACTTTTCCTACATCCATTTTCTTTATTAAGTGCTGCATAATTTACATTTTTGAATTTGTTTGAGGGTCTTGTTGTGGTTGTCCTAAGGTTGTATTGAGTGTGTGTATATTCACTGTCAATCTCGTGGAAGTAACCGCTGAAGGTTTCATTGTGTACCCGTATGCCATTTCTTTCGATAGCGTTGAATACCACGGATACTTTATTGTTAAAAAATTCATAATATTTTGTTTTTTCTATGTTAATATTCGCTTTTAGATCTCTAAAAATCATTTCACATACCTCATAGTGTTTTACAATCGGTATAATTAAATTTAATTCGGGATTATCACTATGTTGTCTATAGTATAAATCGTGTGTTGGTGTTGTAGGTGGTATATACGTAGTAGGGG